ATTAGAGGATCGTATTTTCTACGCCGATCTATTTGACACCTATGACAAGGTTTGGTTTCGTAACCTTTCTTCTCGATATACTCATTTTCATAAGAGAATTTGTCATGCGGTAAATAACCGCAGATGACATAGCTCCCTTCATGTGTCCTTGGGAAACGAAGTTTTCGATTCTTATACCATATAGGATAAGGCGAAATCTCGTCAGTCTCATAGACAGAATGATCAATATCCGAGTGAAATCGTCCAACCAGATAGAGAAGAGAATTGTATTCGGGGTCGAGTTGATATACTGATGATGCAGAAATTGCAGATAGAACAACCCAAGACAAGGGGAGCGACATATGTTGTCCTCTTGACGTGGGTTTTCCTCTACATTCTTTCATGTAACCTCGATAGTATTTCTTATATCTATCGAGCAGTAAGTCGAACTTAACATGCTTCAGATACTGGAAAAGAGCCTCTTCTGAGTCTTCCTTTTCCTCAGTTGGATATCCAATTCCTTGGCCAGTCCACTGCTTCCTGGATAGCAGATCAGATATGTTACCATACTGTCCTGCTCTTCCAGAGTACCTTTCTGGAACCCCGAATCTCGTTAGCATCTTTGAGAAGATAACGGCGCCCATTGAGTCTGAGTATTCAGATCTGAACGGGAGCTTATCGAAGCTCAAATGGAAACCGTCAACACTGGTAAACGGGAGGTTTCCGTATCTTTCATGATACACTATTGCCTCCTCTTTTGCCAATTTCCTGCAGAACTGACTTATGTTCAGCAGGTTTTCTTTTGGCTTCTTATTCGTAAGAAAAGAATGTCCAAAAGATTTGTCGACGTAATATGCTTCCGAGAATCCGTATCGAGTCAAGTTCTCTTTTACTCCACTGAGAACTGTAGATCCTATGAGTGGATGGAAGTTATCAGTAGCCGATGATAAATCGACCGAATTGATAAATTTCTTATCCACTACATGATCTATGGAAGAGAGTCGGTCTTGGAGAATGGACCCCGCAATGGGATCCCTCTTCATGCCCGCGATCATCCTCTTTTGGATACCTTCAGTCATATAGACTAATGAGATCCAAGGGAGAGATGCATTTCTTACCCTATTTCCTGACTCGGGAATCGACTGCATCACAAACGGGAATCCTTTTTTTCCTTTGAGAACTGGCCAGTCCAAGTCGGTGAGAAAATCTGACAGACAATTATGTCTTGTCTCGTTTTCATCACCTAAAACTTTTACTTTTCCAGCTTCAGTGAGGAACTCATAAGATTCACGAAGCCACTTTCTCATTCCTCCAGAAGATCTGGGAATGCCGATAGCCGACTTCGTTGATGCAGAAGGGACAGGAATGTATCGAGGTCTCTCTCGTTGGAACTTGTTCCACCAAGAGTCGATCACATCTGTCACTACCTTCACATTTTCGTACCTAGGGAAGTCCGGAGGTTTAGAGAAGAGACGATTCATCGCCTTCTCCTCTTCCTCTGCTACCTTAGAAGATACCGGTTTAGATAGAGATCTTTTTAGATAACTCCATTGTGCCCAATCAGGACAGTGTCGAGCTAATCTAAATAAGATATGGTCTCCTTCGATGTCTTTTTCATTATTCAGCCATGCGATACGCGCTTTGTCGCTTAGATCAGACATGACTGATAAAGAAGAAAAAACTTCGGTATTGAAATCTTCAGCGAAGAAGGAAATGGCCTTCGAGTAGTCAACAATAAATTGATGATCTCTCGGCCATTCCACTTCACTGCAATTTCGCGATAAGAGTAAGCAACTCCAGAATGCCTGGAGATTGCTCAGGTGTTGGTTTCTTTTTTCCCACACCAAGGATCTT